GTTAATGGATTGGCAAAAGTTTGTGGCTATTCATGGTCATAAAGTCAAGCCAGATGGTCGCTGGCATCACACGGAGGCTGGGTTATTAATCGCACGCCAAAATGGCAAGTCTACATTTATGATGTTGCGTATCCTGACCGGCATGTTTGTGTGGGGCGAAAACTTACAGCTTTCATCAGCGCATAGACTTACAACTTCATTAGAAACATTTAGACAAATGGTTTCATTAATTGAAGAAAACCCTCGCCTAGCATCTGAAGTAAAAAAAATACGATGGCAACATGGTGCTGAGGAAATGGAATTAAAGGGTGGTCGCAGGTTTGTGGTAAAAGCAGCTAACAATGCTTCAAGAGGTATTTCCAAACCATCAACAATTCATTTAGACGAATTAAGAGAATATAAAGACGAAGATGCTTGGTCATCAATGCGATATACCATGATGGCTGCACAAAATCCCCAAGTATGGATTTATTCAAACGCTGGAGATCAACATTCCGTAATTTTAAACAAATTGCGTGAGAGGGCATTAGCGTCAGCCACGACTAATGACCCGTTGGGTTGGTTTGAGTGGAGTGCTGAACCAGATGCGCCGATTACCCTTCCGTCAGGCGATATTAACTGGCCGGCATTTGCTCAAGCCAATCCATCTTTAGGAATAACAATTCATCCAGATAACTTAAAAGCAGTTATCAATGATCCACCGGATATTGTGCGAACTGAAGTTTTATGTCAATGGGTTGATACAATCAATTCAGCTATTGATGCCCAAAAGTGGGAATTGTGCAGAACTAACCCAATACCATTAGACCCTGACAAAGAAACTTGGTTTGGATTAGATTTAAGTCCAGATCGTAAATTTGGTGCTTTAGTGGCTACTCAAAAATTACCAGGAGAAAAATTCAATTTAGTTTTACTGCATACATGGTCAAACGATTATTCAATTAATGATTTAGCGGTTGCAAACGATATTGCACCTTATGTAAGAAAATATAATGTTCAGACTGTCGCTTATTCCAAAAGGACTGCACAAGCTGTCGCAAGTCGGCTAGTTCCTGCTGGAATTCCCATTACAGATATGGATGGGGCGATATATGCTGAATCGTGTGATAGATGGTTAGGCGCAATCAATTCCCATCGATTACAGCACGGGGGTCAAGACGAACTGACCCAACAAACACTTTCCGCTGCGAAGCTGCCCTATGGGGATGGGTCATGGATCATCGGAAGGCGTGCAAGTAGAGTCGCAGTTTGTGCAGCTGTGGCATCTGCTTTAGCAACCTATTTTGCAACACAAGTAGAAACAGAAGTTGATATACAAATAGCATAATATATTGACTTTATGGTATATTATATGCTAATGGGATTATTTGATAGATTTGTAACAAACACCGCAATCACACCGACAGTTGATGTCGCTGCCGCCAATACGCCTTACAATTTACAGTCAGCTGTTGGCGGATTATTTTATGGAGCACAAACAGCAACTAGAGAACAGGCAATGTCTGTTCCATCTGTTGCAAGAGCAAGAAACATAATTTGTAGCACAATTGGATCATTACCTTTAGAAACTTATAATCATTTTACAAAAGAACATATTGAGCCAAATAGAGTTATCATGCAACCAGATCCAAGAGTTGCTGGTTCAGCAATTTATGCATGGATCGCTGAGGATTTATTATTTCATGGTGTTGCTTATGGTCAAGTTTTAGATTCTTATGCTGCATCCGATAACAGTCGAGTAAGAGCATGGACAAGAGTTGCGCCAGATAGAGTTACTTATAATCTAAATGCAAATCAAACTGAAATTACTTCATACATGGTTGATGGAATGCATGTTCCTGCATCAGGTATCGGATCTTTAGTTGTATTTAGCGGATTAGATGAAGGTGTATTAAATCGAGCAGGTCGCACAATTAGAGCTGCGCAAGAATTAGAAAAGGCTGCGGAATTATACGCTAAAGAGCCAGTTCCTACAATGGTATTAAAATCAAATGGAACAAACTTAACTCCAGAGAGAATTACAAAACTTTTAGAGTCATGGAAAATTGCAAGAAACACCAGAGCAACTGCATTTCTAAATGCCGATGTTGAATTAAACGCACTTGGCTTTGATCCACAAAAATTACAATTAAATGAAGCACGCCAATACCTTGCAACAGAAATTGCAAGAGCAGTTGGTATTCCTGCATCATTCTTATCTGCCGAAACTACTAGCATGACATACAGCACGACTGTTATGGAGCGCAAAGCCCTTATTGACTTCAGTTTAAGAAATATTATTACTCCAATAGAGCAAAGATTATCTGCTGCTGATTTTGTACCAAATGGCGTTGAAGTTAGATTCGATATTGATGATTTCTTGCGTGGTTCAGCATTAGAGCGTGCGCAAGTTTATGAAATCCTAAACCGCATTGGCGCGATGAGCGTTGAGCAAATCCAAGAGGAGGAGGACTTAATCCGATGAAGATTAATTTCCCAATAACACTAACCGCAGCCGATAATCGTAAGCGCACAATCTCAGGAACAATCGTAACTTGGGGCGAGCGCGGAAATACATCTGCTGGAGCAACAGTATTTGAAAAAGGATCAATTGATTTTTCAAAACCAGTTAAATTATTGCTAGAGCATGATCGCACACGACCAATTGGTAAATTAATGGATATTACAGCTGATGATGCTGGTATCGAAGCAACATTTAAGATTGCCGGAACTATTGCTGGCGATGATTCTTTATTAGAAGCAGCCGAAGGCCTACGCGATGGATTTAGCGTTGGAGTTATGGTTGATGATTGGAAAAACAAAGATGGCGTTATGTCAATAAGTGCAGCCAAATTAATTGAGGTTAGTTTAGTAACCGATCCTGCAATTGATAGCGCAAGAGTTGCCGATGTCGCAGCAACAGAAACACCAACAGAGAATTCCGAAGCAACCGCTGAGGATACAACAACACAGGAGGACAAAGTGTCTGATATAACTTCAGATGCTCCTATCGCAACCGAAGCGGTAGAAGCTGCAAAGTCTGAGCCTGTGGCAGTAGTAGCAGCGCAGTCAGTTGCTTACACAAAGCCACGCTCACCAATTACGAACAAAGCAACATACCTAGAGCATTCAGTTCGCGCTGCACTAGGAAACGATGAAAGCCGTCAATATGTAATGGCTGCTGATACAACCAGCACAGTTGCAGGCTTAATTCCAACACCACAATCATCAGAAATCATCAACGGTCTATCAAACGGAGATCGTGGCGCAATTGACGCAATTTCTCGTGGAGCATTACCAGCAGCAGGAATGACATTTGAAATTCCAAAGATTACAGCTGTTCCAACAGTTGCAGAGGAAGCAGAAGCAGCAACAATTGATGCAACTGACATGACATCATCTTTCGTAACAGTAAATGTTAAGAAATTTGCTGGCGGACAAACATTCTCAGTTGAATTATTAGATCGTTCATCTCCAGCATTCTTTGATGAGTTAGTTCGTCAAATGGAGTTTGCTTATGCAAAAGAAACCGATAAGTATGTAGCAAATCAGATCATTTCATCTGGCTTAATTGCAACAACTGCACAGGACAACACAGCAGCAGGCTTACTTGCTTATGCTGCTCAAGCTGCTCAATTAGTTTATTCAAACTCATTGGGATTTGCTCGCAACATCGTAGTTTCTCCAGAACAATGGGCAAACATCATGGGCTACAACGATTCAGGTCGCCCAATCTACAACGCATCACAACCACAGAACGCTGGCGGTCAAGTTGGACCACAATCACTTCGTGGAAATGTTGCTGGACTAGATCTATATGTTTCTCGCTCACTATCAGCTCTAACATACACAACTGGCGATGGATCAATGTTTGTAATTAATCCAGAGTCATACACATGGTATGAGAGCCCACGCTTACAACTTCGTTCCGATATCACAGCAACTGGTCAGGTTTCTGTTGCTTACTATGGCTACGGAGCATTGGCAACTAAGGTTGCAAACGGATCAGTTCACTTTAACAAGAACTAATCTAATTAACTTAATGCCTACTGGTGCTCCCGCTGGTAGGCAGTTAATAATGGGAGTAAGGAGATGACATGCCAACCATAATCACAGCCACCGAGTTGAGATCCGTGCTTGGCGTGTCATCTGCCTTGTATGATGACACTTACTTAAATGGCATAATAGACACAAGCGAAAATACAATTTTGCCAATGTTGGTTACATTCAAAAGCCCAATTCAAAAAACAGTATTAAACGACAATGTCGCTACTTTCACTACACTAGGTGTTCATGAATTCACAGCCGGACAATCAGTCGTTATCGCAGGATGCGGAAGCCCATACAATGGAACAAGAACAGTACTTGACTCAGATCTTGGAGCATATACCTTCCAAGCTGCAATCACTAATGCCGATGTCGCAGAAGCAAATGTTATTCCATCTGGAAGCGCGACTTTATCATCAGCATCAACTTATGTTGGAAACCAATCTGTTCGATCAGCTATCTTTGCAGTATCAGTCGAAGTCTTTCAATCAAGAGTCGCAGCAGGTGGACAAATAGAGGGTATCGATTTCACCAGTACGCCATACAGAATCGGGAGATCGCTTTACAGTAGGGTCATAGGCATATTAGGGCCTTATGTTGATACTGAAGGTATTTGTCAATAATGCCAGCATCAACAATTTTAAGTGCAGTCAGACAACCACTTGCCACAGCTTTAGCTGGTGTTGCGGGAAATGTTTATGCTTTCGTTCCTGAGTCTATAATTCCACCAGCAGTCGTTTGCGTCCCAACCAGTCCCTACCTTGAAATTGAAACAATTGGTAAATCTGTAATTCGTTGTCGTGTAAATATGACAATCACAGCAGCAGTTGCCTATAACAGCAATCCTGCATCTTTGGATAATTTAGAGCAACTTATCATGAGCATTCTGGCAGTTATCCCAAGTGGATATGTTGTCGGATCGGTCGATAGACCAACAGTTACACAAGTCGGAGCATCAAATTTATTGATCTCTGATATAACAGTATCAACCTATTATCAACAAACAACCTAAGGAGCGGAAATGGCTACCACAGTAATTACTGGTCGGGATGTTACCTTTACCATCGGTGGTAACACATTCGACGCACAAGCTACAAGTGCAACTTTGACTGGCGAAATGGATCGTCAGACATACGAAACACTTGATGGAAAAGTCTATAAAGTTATAGACAACAACTTCACATTTGATGTTGAAATGTTGGCAGACTGGGGCGCAACTGGATCTCTATGTGAGATTCTATGGGGCGTTGCTGAGTCAGCACCAGACACCGGAATCAGCACAGTAATGACAGCTGCATCAGGCGCAACATTCACATTCCAAGTTTTGCCAGTATGGCCATCAGCTGGTGGAACATCACCAGATGCACAAACAGTTTCTCTATCATTCCAAGTAATTGGCGTGCCAGCAGAATCATTCAGCTAAAAAATAAAACGGGAGCAAACAAATGAAACTAGCAATTACAATTGAATACAATTCTGGGGAGCAAGCAACTTATATTGCCCAACCCCCAGAATGGGCGAAGTGGGAGCAGAAAACAGGCAATATCATTAGCCAAGCATCTGAAAAGATCGGTGTTAGTGATTTAATGTTTTTGGCTTATCACGCACATAAGCGCGAAGCAGCTGGTAAGGCTGTCAAACCTTATGAAGCATGGATGGAAACTGTTGCCGATATTCAAGTCGGTGATGTGAACCCAAAAGCCATCCAGTAGGAAGTCTAAGTCGCTTATTGGTGCAGTTGGCAATAGCCAC